CGCTGATCGCCAAGTATGGTCATGCCGCTTCAGAGGTGCTGGTCGACGGTGTGATCCTTCAGAGCGCCACCTATTCCGCGTACTGCCCGGATGACGGCGTGAAGTTCACATTTGCTCAGCCTCTGGAAGGGCACAACACATGAGCAACGTCACCCGCCTGCGCCACGCGCTGCCGATGAGCCAGGACATCAATAATGCTTTGACCGAACTAGGCAGTGCGATCGCCAAGGCAATTGGTGCGGCCAAGGCTGCTGGGCTGCTGGGCTGCCCAAAGGCCTGATTGTGGCGATGCTACAAGGGCGGACGCATTGCGATACGCTGCGGATGCTAGAGAGATAGTTTTTTTTAAGCCGTATTGGCGTTGAATGTTTAGTTTTCGCCGTTCGTTGATGTATTATTGCCACTACAGAAATCATAGGAGTGAGCGAGCCTGGCTGATCACGACCTGCACCGCGGCACCTGTAACAGTTACCGGGAATAACGCCCCAGTAACCATTAACCAGACCAACGTCAGCAAATGCGAAAACCGGGTAGGGGATTCGACTTCCCCTAGCGAAAACAGAACAACATCACCAACGAAAAAACGAGGAGTTTTTAAGATGAAAAAACGCACCCAAGGATTCAAATCGATCGTTCGAAATGTAACCGCAGGCGTTGTGATGCTGGGATCGCTACTGGATGGTTATGGCGTACATTCCGCTCAATCCTATGATTTTTGATTTACACCTTTTCTTTTCTCGCTGACATCTAGCGAGATTTTCGAAGCACAGCACCGGGGGTATGACCATGCGCAGGCCATACCCTCCAACGGCAATGCTGGAGCTATCCGAACTATCCGATTTCGGCATTCGACTGGGCCCCGCCCCTCAAGTATGGGCATGGCTCCAAGCCGAGATCCTTGCCGACACCGGCAGTATCCACAACGAAGACCATGCCCATCTACTGGATGCAGACATCCGGATCATGTGGGCGTCGTCGAGCTTCCATAAGCAGGGGCGCACTGTGCTGGGCCAGGCCGAGCAGGTAGCGTTCCGCGCCGGCGGTTGGCAGAAGGCCCGAATGGAACAGCAGATGCGTGACTGGTTCGGCGACGTGCCGGCTTTCATCATCACCTTGGCTGCTGACTACTGCGCCCAGTGCAGCGACACCGACTTCTGCGCCTTGGTTGAGCATGAGCTCTATCACATCGCACACGCCAACGATAAGCACGGTCAGCCTGCCTTCACCAAGGAGGGAGCGCCGAAGCTTGAGATGCGTGGTCACGATGTCGAGGAGTTCGTCGGTGTAGTCCGCCGCTACGGTGCAAGCCCTGACGTTCAAGCGTTGGTGGATGCTGCAAACAGTCCTGCTGAGGTGGGGAAATTGAACATTGCGAGGGCCTGCGGAACCTGTCTGCTCAGATCGGCCTGAAATTTGACAGGCATTAGACGGAATCCAATTTATGGCAAACCTGAATAGTGAGGTGAAAGGCTTCATCGTTCAGGCCTTGGCGTGCTTTGACACCCCCTCTCAGGTGGTAGAGGCCGTCAAACAAGAATTCGGCATTGAGATCTCCCGTCAGCTTTGTGAATCGCATGATGCGACCAAGCGGGCGAGCAAGACCCTCGCGGCCAAATGGGTGACCCTGTTTCACGACACCCGCAAGCGATTCAGGGAGGAGACGGCCGAGATACCAATCGCCAACCGTTCTCACCGACTTCGCACGCTTGGGCGCATGGCTGAGAAAGCCGAAAGCATGAAGAACATTGCACTCACTGCCCAGCTATTGGAGCAGGCAGCCAAAGAGTGTGGCGACATCTACGTCAACCGAGCCCGGAAGGAAGAGGCGGGCGACGAACCGGTGATCCCGACCCGTATCCAGGTCGACGTGGTGGATGCGAGGAAGCCGAATGCCGAGCCTTAACGTTCCCCAGGCTCAGTTCCTCACGCTGCCCCACAAGTTCCGCGCGTTCGTTGCCGGGTTCGGCTCGGGCAAGACCTGGGTGGGCTGCTCAGCCCTGAGCAAGCATTTCATGGAGTGGCCCGGCGTCAACGCTGGTTACTTCGCACCGACTTACCCGCAGATCCGCGACATCTTCTATCCGACCATGGATGAGGTGGCCTATGACTGGGGGCTGAAGACCAAGATCAACCAGGCGAACCACGAGGTTCACATCTACAGCGGCCGGCAGTACCGCGGCACTGTGATCTGTCGGTCGATGGAGAAGCCGCAGACGATTGTCGGCTTCAAGATTGGCCACGCCCTGGTGGATGAGCTGGACGTGCTGACTGCCGTCAAGGCACAGCAGGCCTGGCGCAAGATCATCGCCCGGATGCGCTACAACTTGCCCGGGCTGAAGAACGGGGTGGATGTCACCACGACACCGGAAGGCTTCAAGTTCGTCTTCCTGCAGTTCGTGAAGCAGCTGCGCGACAAGCCGTCGCTCAAGGAGATGTACGGCCTGGTGCAGGCCAGCACTTTCGACAACGAGCTGAACCTGCCGGATGACTACATCGCCTCCCTGATGGAGTCGTATCCGCCGCAGTTGATCATGGCGTACCTCAAAGGCCAGTTCGTCAACCTGACGTCCGGCACGATCTACACGGCCTACGACCGCAAGCTCAACGGGTGCTTCGACACCGTTCAGCCTGGCGAGCCGCTGTTTATCGGGATGGACTTCAACGTCGGTAAGATGGCGGCAATCACCCACGTTAAGCGCGACCAGGGGTTGCCCCGGGCGGTGGATGAACTGATCGACGGCTACGACACGCCCGACATGATCCGCCGCATCAAGGAACGCTACTGGCAGCACGACGGCAACGACTTCAAGAAGACCTGCGAAATCAGGATCTACCCTGATGCCTCGGGCGATTCGCGCAAGTCTGTAAATGCCAGCATCACCGACCTAGCCATGCTCAAGCACGCCGGGTTCTCGGTCATCGCTCCTGCGGCAAACCCGCCGGTGAAGGATCGAATCAACGCAATGAACGCCGTCTTCTGCAATGCGCAGGGCGAGCGCCGCTACCTGGTCAACCCATTCACCTGCCCAACCTATGCCGATGGCCTGGAGCAGCAGGTGTGGGGCGCAAACGGGGAGCCAGACAAGACCGCCGGCATCGATCACGCGAACGACGCCGGCGGCTACTTCATCCACCGCGATTACCCGATCATCAAACCGGTCACCGCTATCAAAATGGGATACGCCCGATGAGTAACGACGTCTCCTTCAAGCGGGCGGAATACACGGCAGTGCTTGACCGGTGGGCTACCGTTCGCGACGTTTGCGCGGGCCAGCACCGGATAGTCGATCGGCTGCCGTATATCAACGCGCACGACAAGTCGCCGGAGAACGAAGATCGGAACCGGGCTTACCGGGAGCGGGCGGTGTTCAAGAATGCCACCGGGCACACCCGAAACGGGCTGCTGGGCCTGGCCTTCCATAAAGACCCGACACTCACGTTGCCGAAGAAGCTGGAATACCTGCAGGACAACGCCAACGGCTCCGGGGTGAGCATTTACCAGCACTCCCAAGGTACGCTGGAGAAGGTGCTTGAAGCCGGGCGCCACGGTCTGTACGTTGACTTTCACCAGGACGACGGCATCGGCGGTCACTCGGTGATCCTGTCCTACTGCGCGGAAGACATCATCAATTGGCGCACAGGCATGGTTAACGGCCACCGCGTGCTGACGCTGGTGGTGCTGCGCGAGTCTCCGGAGATTCCTGAAGGCTTCGGCTACAAGACGGCTGAGCAGTACCGGGAACTGGCGCTTGAGGAGGACGGTTTCGTTTGTCGTGTTTGGCGCCGATCCGGGCCGAAAGGTGGCGGGCCACTGGCTGTCATCGAAGAGTTCAGGCCGGAGGGCGTCACGGGGCGTCTCAAGGAGATCCCGTTCACCTTCGTTGGCGCGCAGAACAACGACCCAAGCATTGATGAGTCGCCGCTCTACGACATTGCCATGATTAACCTGGGCCATTACCGGAACAGTGCCGACTACGAAGATAGCGTCTTCTGGTGTGGCCAGGCTCAGCCGTGGATCAGTGGTTTAGATGAGCAGTGGCGCGACTGGATGGAGAAAAACGGCGTTTATGTCGGCTCCAGGGCGCCAATGATGCTGCCGGCCGGCGGCCAGTTCGGGTACGCGCAGCCATTGCCGAACACGCTGGTCAAGGAGGCAATGAACGACAAGAACCAGATGATGATCGAGCTCGGGGCGCGGATGGTCGTGGCGTCTCTGTCGTCCAAGACGGCGACCGAGGCCCGCGGCGACCAATCGGCTTCCACTTCGGTGCTGGCCGGCTGCGTGGCGAACGTCAGCGAGGCATACACCCGGGCAATCATGTGGTGCTGCGCCTACATGGGCATCGCTGACAAGAAGGTCGCCTACCAGGTGAATCAGGAGTTCGTCGAGCTGACGGCTGATCCGCAAATGATCACGGCCTTGGTTGGCTTGTGGCAGAACGGCGGGTTCGCCAAGGCCGACCTGCGGGCCTACCTGCGCAAGCTGGGGCTGATCGCGCCAGAGCGTACCGACCTGCAGATCGATGGCGAATTGCAAGAGCAGGACGACGGCCTAGGCCTGGACGACGAGGACAAACCAAATGGCGGTAAATCCGGCAGTACTTGATGCCACGATCCGGCACGCGGTCTTCCTCGAAAAGCTGAAGGCAGGGGAGGTCGGCAAATTTGCTCCGTTCCTTAAGGAGATTGACCGGTCTATACGGGATCGGCTGACCCAGTCGGACCTGACCGAGTACAACGTCAAGCGTTTGGAAGCGCTGCTGAAGGAGGTGGATGGCCTGCTGCTGGGCATCTTCGACCGCTACAGCGCGCAACTGAGCCTGGACCTGGTGGATATCGCCAACTACGAGGCTGAGTTCGAGGCGACCAGCATTGCCAGGTCGGCACCGGTTGGTGTGTCGCTGGATGTGGTCGCGCCGACGGCCGCAGCAATTCGCACCGCAGTGCTGACGAATCCGCTCAGTGTGCGCGGCACAGGCGGCGGGAAGCTGCTCAAGGCCTTCATCAAGGACTGGACAGGTGCAGAGCGTGAGCGCGTCACCGGCACGATCCGGCAGGGCTTCTTCGAAGGGCTGACGAACTTCCAGATCATTCGCAACATTCGCGGCACCAAGGCGGCAGGGTACAAAGACGGCATCCTGGCCACCACCAACCGAAATGTCAGCACGGTCGTGCACACCGCTATTCAGCATGTGTCGTCCCAGGCGCGAATGGAGGTGGCCAAGGCCAACACGGACATCGTGCAAGAGATCCAGATGGTGGCCACGCTGGATAGCAAGACCAGCCAGCAATGCCGGTCGATGGATAAGCGCAGGTTTCCGGTGGATTCCGGGCCAAGGCCGCCATTTCACCCAAACTGCCGCACCACGTTCATCCTGCTGACCAAGCTCAGCGAGATGTTTGCCAAGGGCGCGACGCGGGCCTCTGTTGGGGCTGATGGCGGAAAACAGGTGAGTGCCGACTTTGATTACTACCACTGGCTGCAGCAGCAGCCAGCAGCGTTCCAGGACGTCGCCATCGGCCCCTTACGTGCCAAGTTGTTCCGCGAGGGCGGATTGACCGTGGAGCGCTTCGCCGAACTGCAGCTTGATCGCAACTTCGCGCCGTTGACCTTAGCCCAGATGAAAGTGCTGGAACCGCTGGCATTTGAAAGGGCTGGATTGGCTTGAAAATGTAATTAGTGCCGTTATGGTATGCGTGACATAGACGGGGAGTCATGTATGCACCTTAGCGAACCATCCATTCCATATCTAACCAACGACATCATCGGCACAGATGAAGGTTGTGGAATTTTTATTCCTGCTAACCGAATGCTTTATCAGTTCGTGAGAGATAACCCGAGCAATACTGACAAGGCGCAGATTGCTTCTAAGGCATTGATTATCGGGCGAAGCCTTTCTGCATCCGCGGAGCGACGGACACCGAGCGAAGCCGAGCCTGTGAGTGGTACAGCAAATTTTTATGACCTGCTGGGACAGACCGTTGCAGACTCGATGGTAGGTGAGCTGCTCGATATGCTTGATGAGCACCAAGACCTCACGCCCATGTTGATTGGCGATGTAGTAAAGGTTCACTCCTTTTTGTGCGGCGCGGTCACCAAAGTCACCCAAAAAGATTGCAGCAGCTTCTCGTCAAAGTATCTCCATTTTCATCGTCCGAAGCTGTTTCCGATGATGGACTCAAGAGCTCGAACGGCTCTGAAATGGGTCGCTGACGAGCAGGACTGGGTTTTCGCTTACACAACTGCGGGTCAATCAAAGAACTACAGGGTTTACGTGGATCACTTCCTAAGAGCTCGACAGCTGTTCGAGGATCACCTAAAGCGACCGGTAAGCTTGAGGCAGATGGACAACATACTTTTGAACCGATTCGACTTATACATCTGAATCGAACCCGCCTCGGCGGGTTTTTTTATGCCTGCAAAGCGGGCTAGACATACCCAAGGGGTGCATCAACGTGGCAGAAGAAAACGAAATCGACCTGGAAAACCCGGCAATCAAGGCCGCTATCGCGACTGCCGTTGAAGCATCCGTTTCCGGTTTGAAGACCAAGAACACAGAGTTGCTGGGCAAGCTCAAAGACACCACCGGCAAGCTGACCCAGTTCGAAACCCAGTTTGAAGGCATCGACATCGACGCCGTCAAAGGTCTGCTCAGTCGTGCGGGCCAGGACGAAGAAACCAAGCTGCTGACCGAGGGCAAGGTGGATGAAGTCTTCAACCGCCGCACCGAGCGCCTGCGTGGCGATTACGACAAGCAGCTGAAGACCATCAGCGAGCGCGCAGAGAAAGCTGAATCCTTCGCTGCCAAGTTCCAGGGCAAAGTCCTGGGCGACTCGGTACGCGGCGCAGCGCTGAAAGCCGGCGCTCTGCCAGAAGCAACAGACGACATCATCCTGCGCGCCAAAGGCGTGTTCACCCTTAACGAAGATGGCGATGCTGTCGCCGTTGATGAATCCGGCCAGGTCATCCTCGGTAAAGACGGCAAGACCCCTCTGACTCCGCTTGAATGGGCGGAATCTCTGCGCGAAAGCGCGCCCCACCTGTGGCCAAGGGCTTCAGGGACATTTGCCCCGGGCGGGGGTGGCGGCAAGGCTGCATTCAAGCGCTCCGAAATGACGTCCGAGCAGAAGCGCGATTTCCAGCGCAAGCACGGCCAAACCGCATACCTCGCATTGCCCAAGTAAGGGGAAAGACCCATGGCTACAACCGTTAACAGCGACCTGATCATCTATAACGATGAGGCGCAAACCGCATACCTGGAACGTGTCCAGGACAACCTGGATGTGTTCAACGCATCGTCTAACGGCGCAATGGTGCTGGACAACGAGCTGATCGAAGGCGACTTCCGCAAGCGCGCCCTCTATAAGCTGAACGGCTCTCTGGAGCACCGAGACGTCAACTCTGACGGCAAGGTAACTGCTAAGAAGATCAGCGCTGGTGAAGCTGTTGGAGTCAAAGCCCCCTGGAAGTACGGCCCGTACCAGACCACCGAAGAGGCATTCAAGCGCCGCGGTCGTCCGCTCGAGGAGTTCTCCCAGATCGTCGGCGCCGACGTCGCGGATGCGACCCTGGAAGGCTTCATCCAGTACGCAACTGCTGGCCTGCGTGCCGCCATTGGCTCCAACGCAGACATGGTGGTTTCAGCCAACATCGAAACCGATGGCAAGAAGACGCTGACTCGCGGTATGCGCAAGTTCGGCGACAAGTTCGGCCGTATTGCTCTGTGGGTCATGCACTCCAGCGCCTACTTCGACATCGTCGACGAAGCCATCACCAACAAGATCTACGAAGAAGCTGGCGTTGTGATCTACGGCGGCCTGCCGGGCACTCTGGGCAAGCCAGTACTGGTAACCGACACCGCCCCGGCGGACGTGATCTTCGGCCTGCTGCCAAACGCCGTAACCATCACCGAGTCCCAGGCTCCAGGCTTCCGCTCGTACGAAGTCAATGACGAGGAGAACTTGAGCATCGGTTACCGCGCAGAAGGCACCGTGAACATCGACGTGCTGGGTTACAGCTGGAAAGCCACCACTGGCGGCTCCAACCCAACCCTGGCCGCCGTCGGCTCCGCTGCCAACTGGATCAAGCACGCAGGCAGCAACAAAGTCACCGCCGGCGTGATGATCACGCTCACTGCAACGCCTCCTGTCACTGGCGGCTAAGTCTCAAACTCAACGCGCGGTCAGCGATGGCCGCCTTGGAGAAACACATGGAATTGACTTACAGCAACCAGTTCAACGGCTTTGACCCGGAGAAGCGCTACCGCAATCCGGAACACTTCGATAAGCCTGAAGCGGGTGTGACCAGCGTGCTGGTGATTGGCGATTGGCCGAGCGTGGTCAATTCGTACGAAGCAGCCGGCATCGATGTGTCGGTGAAGGAAGCCAAGCGGGCGCAGATTGTTGGTGCGGGCAACCAAGCCGAACTGGAAAAGGTGATCGCGGCTTTGCGTGCTGAGCATGGATCGATCCAGATCCTTGTTGACGGCCTGGAAGCTCGCGAAATCCACCGTCCAGAGTCTGGTGAACTGGCGCTGCGCTTGTTTGAAGCGCTCGGCACCATCCATGCTTCGGTTGGTGAGCTGACCACTGAGCGTGACGGCCTGTTGCTGAGTGTCGATACACTGCGTCAAGAGGTCGAAGCGCTGAAGAAGGCTGCTATTCCTTCGGTTACTGATGAGGCTGGCGAAATCGCAGTGTTGAAAGCGAAGCTGGACGAAGCCAAAGTGCCTTACCGCGCCAACGCCTCGAAAGAATCCCTGGAAAAGCTCGCCGCTGAGCTGACCAAGGAGTAATACTGCTGGCTGTCGGTGTTTCGATAGCCAATCTTCAAACCATTCCCGCGGAATAACTCATGGCCCTGATCATCGAGGACGGCACCGGCAAGCCTGACGCCGAAAGCTACGCGAGCGCCGAGGACCTGGCCCGGTATGCCATGAAGTTCGGCACGGTCATCCCCGCTGGCGTTCCCGAGCAGGAAGCGTTGCTTCGCCGGGCCGCCTTGGCGATGGATGGCAAAACCTGGAAAGGCCGCAAGATGAGCAGCGAGCAAGCCCTGTCCTGGCCGCGTCGGGGTGTTGAACTGGACTGCCAGATCAAGCCAGACAACTACCTGCCGGCGCGGATCCAGTACGGACAGATGGCCTTGGCCGCCGAGATCCATCAGGACGACATTGACCCAATCGAAAAGCGCAAAGGTGCTGTAACGCTGGAGCGTGTTGAAGGTGCGGTAACCCGCGAATACGCGACGATTTCCAACACCAGCGGCCGGCTGTTGCCGGCGGCGCCTGACCGGCCGAGCGCTACACAGTTTGCCGACTACCTACAAAAGCGCGGGCTGTTCGCGGTCCGGGCATAGTGATAGCTTTGTGCCTCCTAACACATTGGAGGTGCATATGAAGTTTCAAGACGATGATGAAATGCTGGCTTGGGATAAGTTTGCCGCAGCAGCGATCGGTGCGGTTCAAGGGAAGTGGGATCAACAGCAAAACCGCTTGAAGGCCAGTGGCTCGCAATTCGCTAGCGCCCCAAAAACGGAAAGCGATCTCGCTGATGCGTCAGCGAAAATAGCGGACTTGCTGCTTGATCTGCGCAGGAAACGGATTAACCAATAGTCAGCCCAGCCATCGAGCTGGGCTTTTCACATCTGGAGCCCTCATGGCCTTCTACGACGAAATGGCCGTGATGGCTCTGGAGATGATCACAGAGTTCGGCCAGGCAGTGACCATCAGCAAGACGGAGCCTGGCGAGTACGACCCGGAGCTGGGCGGCGAGGCGCCGGGCGCAACCGTCGAGCAAATCGCCCAGGGCATCCTGCTCGACTTCACCGGCCAAGAATTCCAAAACAACAGCCTCATCAAGCAGGGCGACAAGAAGCTCAAGATCGCCGCGCAAGGCTTGGCCTGGGTGCCTGGTCTGCTCGACAAGGTGGTCACCCAGGGTCGCACCTGGTCAATCGTGCCGCCGCTGAAAGAGATCAACCCGGCCGGCACGCCGATCCTGTATGAGCTGCAGGTGAGGTCGTGACGAACAAATACGCGAGCATGAACGGCAGCTTCGCCGAGAATATTCGCGACTTCGCAGAGCGAGCGAAGGGTGGTATCGACGCGACCATCCGCGAGATCGTCATCGAGATCGGAAGCAGCGTTATCCGCATGTCACCGGTGGGCAATCCTGAAATATGGGCCGCGAACGTAGCTCACCGCCAGACCAACACCCGCGCAGCCGACGACTACGACTTCAAGGTCGCAGTGCGCAACACGATCATCAACCTGAACGAATCAAACTTCACCAAGGCCGGTAAGCTGCGGCGCGGCGTGAAGTACGCCAAGCCCCTGACCAAGACCGAGCGCGACCAGAATTTCAACGTGAACGGGTTGGTCGCGGGCAGGGACTACGTCGGTGGGCGGTTTCGGGGGAACTGGCAGTTTTCCATTGGCACGCCGGCGGAGGGCACGCTTGACCAGGTCGATCCGGCTGGTGGCGTGACGCTGGCTAAGCTGCGACTGCAGGTCCAGGCACTGACGGCTGGAGAGACGGCCTACATCGTGAACAATCTTCCGTACTCTATTCCTTTGGAATATGGCCACTCGACCCAAGCTCCCGGCGGCATGGTCCGGATTACCCTGGCCCGCTTCCAGCAGATCGTCGACGAAGCCACAAGGAACAACCAGGTATGAGCCACGCCATTATCGCGTCGATCTACGAGGCCAAGTTACTTGCCTGGAGCAAGGCTCGGGCAGAGCCCATCAAGGTCGTGTTTGAGAATATCCAGTATGACCCTGCGGACGGCGAGACCTATCTGCGGGCGTTCATGCTCCCAGGCGATACCGCCAGCAGCACGCTCGCTGGCGACCACCGCGCGTTCATCGGCGTCTACCAAGTCAGCATTGTGGCTCCGGCGAACACCGGGAAGACAAAGACGAACCCGCTGGTAGCTGAGCTGACCGCGCTGTTTCCGTTTTACGCGAGAGATACGAAGGCCGGCATCACCGTGGTCACGATGTCACCGGTCGACCCTGGCCCGGGCATCCCCGATCCACCGACTTTCACCGTGCCGGTGTCCTTCGAATACCGGGCAGACATCGCCATCTGATTACGCCCGTTGGGCAAACCCTGAAACCCGCCTCTGTGCGGGTTTTGTCATTTCTGAAAAGAGGAAACACCCATGGCCGGCATCCAAATGCCCAACGGCGCCACCCTTGAGATTGCATCGACTTACGGCGTTGCAATCCCGTTCACTGCGCTGACCAACGCCAATCCGGCTATCGCAACGGCTGCGGCGCACGGCTTGGCCGAGGGCGACATCATCGCCGTAAACTCCGGCTGGACGCGCCTCGACGGTCGCGGCGTTCGAGTTGGCGTGATTGCCAGTGGCACCTTCGCCCTGGCAGGCGTGAACACCACCAACGCTCAGCAGTACCCAGCGGGCTCAGGTATCGGCTCCGTCCGCGAGGTGACTGCCTTCACGGAGATCTCGCAAGTCACCGAAATGAACTCGGCCGGTGGCGATCAGCAGTTCCTTACCTTTGGTTTCGTGGCCGACGACAACGACCGCCAGATGCCAACCACCAAGAACCCGATCACGCTGACTTACACCGTCGCTGACGATCCGTCCAAGCCCTATGTGGCTGTCTGTGAGGCGGCGGACGACGACAAGCAGCCCCGTTTGCTCCGCCTGAACCTCCCTGGTGGTAGCAGCATTATCTACAACGGCTACGTGTCGATCACCGCCACGCCGACCATGTCGCGCAACAACCTGATGACCCGTGTTATCAGCGTTGCCCTGACTGGCCTTCCAACTCGCTACGCGGCCACGGTGTAACCAATGGCCAAGTTCAAGCTGATCCAAAAGCCGACGTTCAAGGCAGCGGTGTTGATCCAGCGGGCCGGGTACAACGCCGAAAAGGTGGAGTTCGAGTTCAAGTACCTGGACCGTACCGCGCTCGCCGAGCTGTACACCGGCTGGAACGAGCGGCACGACGAATTGAGCAAGCAGCTCGGCGACATGGACCTAAAAGCATTCACTGCCGCCCAGATCGCCTTGCAAGCCGACCAACTGCTGGATGTGGTCGTCGGCTGGGACATTGAAGAAAAGTTCACGCCTGAAAACGTGCGCATCCTCGTCAACTCGATCAACTCGGCGCCAAAGGCGGTGCTGAATGCTTACGCCGAGGCTTTCAGTGAGGCACGCCTGGGAAACTCCTAAGCGCCTCCCGCGCGCTGTATGAGCCGGGGCCGTCAGATGCAGATTTGATGGCCTTCGGATTGTCCCGCCAGGACATCCCCGACAAGGAAGTCGGCATCTGGCCAGAAAACTGGGACGCCTTCAGAGTCTTCGAGGCCATGAGCACCCAGTGGCGCACAGGCGCGTGCGGCGCAACAGGCATGGACTACAGCGTTCTCTCCGGGGTGATTCGGATGTGTGGCGTACCGATCAGCCAGCGACAAACCATTTTCAGCGACTTCCGGCGGATGGAGGCTGAAGCCCTGCAGGTGATGGCGGAACAGAGAGAAAACAAATGAGCACCAACTTCGCTTCCCTGGGCATTGCGGTTGAATCGTCGCAGGCCGTAAAGGCTGCTGACGACCTGGATAAGCTCGTCGATTCGGCAGAAGGCGCCCAGCAGGCCATTGATGACCTCGGCAAAACCGGTGAAGGCCTGGCCAATACCGGCAAGAAGGTTTCCCAGGCCGAAGCGGACGTTGCTCAGAGCATCGACAAGTCCACTGCCGCCAGGGATCGGCAGGCCGGGGCAAGCCGCAAGGCAACCGACAGCGCAGTAGCGGAAATCAGCGTCATCAGCCAGCTCGATAAGGCGATGACGGGCAGCATCGACAGCATGGAATCGCTGATCCAGGCTGAGGGCCTGCTGGAGCGAGCCCGCAAGGGTGGCTTGGTTACCATCGAGGAGCAGGCGAAGTACCAGGACCAACTGGCAAAAGCCTACGACAAAATCGAGAGGGCCGAAGCCAAGGAGCTGGCGCAGAAGCAAAAACTGATCGAAGCTGAAAACCGTCAGATCGAGGCACTTAAGCGCACCGTCAATGGGATTGACCCTGTTACCGCCAAGCTGGCGAAGCTGGAGGCCCAGAAAAAGGCGCTTAACGACCTGCACAAGGCAGGTCAGATCGACGCCGAACGCTATAACGAGGCTCTGGCAAAAATCGGGAAGGACCGGACCGGTCTTACTGAGGCCGCCGGCGCCTTCGACAAGCTGAAGCTGGGCACCCGCCAGGCGCAAGAAAACGTGATGCAGCTCGCCAACGCCATCCAGGCGGGCGATCTGGGTAGCGGGGCCAGGGCCATTGCTCAACTCGGGGCTGGTGCAGGCGAGTCTGCCAAAAGCCTTGCTGGGATGCTGCTTCCTGCCGGGCTGTTGGTGGCTGTGATCGGCTCTCTGGGCTATGCCTACTTCGATGCCATAAAGCAGGCCCGCGAGTTCAACGCTGCAATCAACGGCGGCACGAACGGAGCCGGACAGACCATTGCCAGTCTGAAGGACATGGCTGATGACGCAGGTCGCATCACAGGCAACATGACCGGCGCGCGGGAGGCGGTTGTCTCTCTGGCGTCTGGCGCGGCCACCAGCGGCACGCAGATGCGTAACTTGGCTGAAGCTGCCGCTGCTGTCAGTGAGGTGACCGGACAGGGCGCGGGAGAACTCGCCAAGTCCTTCGCAACTGCCGGCGAAACGGCAACCGAAGCCGCAGGCAAGATCAGTAGCCAATACGGTCTGCTGACCCTTGAGCAGTACCAGGTGATTAAGGGGTTGGATGACCAGGGCGACAGTCAGCGCGCCCTGGATGTTCTCAGCGAGGACCTGAATCAAGCCGCACTGACGCGGCTGAAGACCTATCGCGAGTCGCTTTCCGATGTCGAGCGCGATTGGGACAACATCAAGACCGCTATCAAGGGCGCATACGCTGAAGTTCGGTCGGAGATCTTTCCCGACCTGGCCAAGCAGATCGAGATCACTCAGCGGGTGTTGGATACTCGTAAAGGGGGCGGGATCTCCGGCGCTATTTCGAATGGCCTGAGCTCGCTGAACACTGCGCTTGGCCTGGGCACTGGCGAGCATGACGACTCGACCGAGGCGCTGGAGAAGAAGCTTGCCGACCTGAAAGCGAGGCAGACGGCCAGCTCCAATCTGGCAATCGCCACCGGTGAAAATACCGACGCGAACCAGAAGGCAATTGAGGCTCAGCGGGCGCTGGATGCGCAGCTCGATAACGTCAACCCTCTGGCCAAGCGTCAGGCTGGCCTGAAGAAACTCAACGATCAGTTCCGCGCCCTCTACGAAAACGCCGAGAAAACCGGGCAGAAATCACCATTGCTTGATGGTGTCAGTTTTGACGGTGCCAAGTTCTCTGGTGGTGCGTACGACACGCTGCTGAAAGGGCTTGAGACCAAGAACAAAGACCCAAAGGCGGCAGGCACCCAGGTCGACCTTACCGCTTTCAACGACGCCAAGAACGAATTGGCCGCGATCACCGACACCTACAAAAACTACCAGAAGGAACTGGAAGCGGCGCAGAAGGCCGGCTTGCTGTCTGAGGAAGACTATCTGCTGCGGCGCCAAGCGCTGATAGGCAATCAGCTCGACCAGACCACAGCAGCGTACGAGGCCGAAATTTCCGCGCTGGAAGCCGCCAAAGGCAAAAAGTCCACGTCGGCCGCGCAAAGCATCCAGCTGGACCAGAAGATCGCCGACGCGCGCGCAGGGATGGTCAAGGCGCAGAAGGATGCGGATAGCCAGCTTGAGGTATTGGCGGCCAACGAAGCCGGGCGACTTGCCAAGCAGGAGCGGGCGATTAGCTCTTACGTGCAGGCGCTGGGGCAGCAACAGCGGGCCTTGGAGCTGGCCGGGCAACGCGCCGTGCTGGGCGTTGGGCAGGGAGACCGCCAGAACGCGCTCAACGGGGAGCTGAACAGCCAGCAAGATCGGTTTGCTCAGCAGTCGCTGGAGCTGGAAAACCAGCGCTCCGACCCGTCGCGCAACATGTCGGAGGAAGAATTCACTCGCAAATCGCAGGCGCTCGCCGATGCGAACAAGAGGGCGACCGACCAGATCCGGCAGAACTACGCGGATGTGGAGGCCGCCCAAGGCGACTGGACAAAGGGCGCTACGGCGGCCTGGGAAAACTACCTGGACTCGGCGCAGAACATTGCGGGGCAGACCAAGAGCCTGTTCGGCAATGCCTTCAGTTCCATGGAGGACTCGATCGTCAACTTCGCCATCACTGGGAAGTCGTCGTTTGCGGACTTCACCAAGTCGATCTTGGCGGACATGGCTCGCATCGCTACACGTCAGGCCGGTTCGGCATTGCTGGGTAGTTTGGTGGGGGCGGCAGCGAGCTACTTCGGTGGCAGTGCGGCCGGCGGCGGCAATGGTCTTGCTGCAGGTACTGCGGGAGCGAACTCGTCGAATCTCGGCGCGTCGGCGGCCGGCTACTCCAACACCTACTTTCCTCAGGCGCTGGGTGGTGCTTGGGCCAACGGCGTGCAGATGTTTGCCGATGGCGGTGCGTTCACCAACTCCATCGTCAGCAAGCCTACGGCGTTCGGTATGGCCAGCGGCAAAACCGGTGTCATGGGCGAGGCGGGAGAGGAGGCGATCATGCCTCTGACTCGAACCTCGGGCGGAAAGCTGGGCGTCATGGCTGTGGGCGGCGGGGGCGGAGGTGTGAACCTCAGCTTGAGCATGCCGATCATCATGAGCGACCAGGAAGCCGGTCGACCGGACGGTGCCGAGTTCGACGCCGAGACCTTTCAGCGCAACATGGAAACGCGCACCCGGCAGGTTGCAGTCGAAGAAATCGCTAAATCATGGCGCCAAGGCGGCATCAGCAGCCGAAACGTAAAAGGGTGATCTATGGCAATTGAACGGTTCACCTGGGCAACGGAGAAGGGCGCGGAGGGTGAGATCACTCAACGCGTCCGCACCAAGCAATTCGGCGACGGATACGCTCAGTCGGTTGAGGACGGCATCAACAACCGATCGCAGTCGTGGCCGGTGACCTTTACCGGACAGAAGGAGCGCATCAAGGACATCATGGCGTTCCTCGATCGGCACAAGGGGGCAAAGGGGTTCCTCTGGGAGCCGCCCCTTGGCGAGCTTGGCCTGTACAAAAGCACCGGCTACAAGCCTGTGCACCGCGGCGGCATGGTTTACGCCATCACCGCGACCTTCGAACAAACCTTTCACCCCTGAGTAACCGCCCATGGCATTGATTACGGACATCCAGAAACTGGAGCCCGGCGGCGAAATTCGCCTGTTCGAAATTGACGGGACCGAGTACGGCGCGGATTACCTGCGTTTCCACGGTCACGCCATTCCGCACACGCCGGAGGAATTGCTCGCCTACGAGGGGTCGGAAGAGGATCTGCCCGCCAAGTCGATTATCTGGCAGGGCCAAGAGTACGCG